GCTGACGGTTGAATTTGTCTTGTAAGTGGGTCTGAATAAGGCATAGATGTTTGACTTGATGAATACTGGCCTCCAACTTGATTAAAAAACGAAATGTCGTTAATTGATACAATACCATTTTCAGATTGTATTAATCTTCTCAATTCCGATATATTAACATTTTGTCCTAAATTTCTGACTAAAGGGTTGAAAAACTCACTTACAATTTGGATTGTTTTTGCAATTATTGCACCTTGGTTTTGACTATTATCCAACACAACATCTACGGTCACCGCTAAATCAATTGTTTCCGCAGCCTCGATAGATATGTAATCATTTATCATTCTGTAATTTGATAAATAGTTTGCAACATTTTGTTTCAAAGTGTTTGATACAACATTAGTCAAAGTACCACTTGAGTCATATGATAACATTTTGATTCTAATCTTATTATTTTCTTCTGTAATCGCAACCTTAGCAGGTGCTCCAAACTGAGCGGGCATTGTTCTCAAAATAGAGTTGTAGTCGTTAACAGTAACCGCTCGATTTTGCGCCGCGAAGTTGAACGAAACCATGTTTCTAACATCTTCAGTTGTTGGTGGATTAGCACCTCCAATAGCTGCAGTTACATTATTACATTGGAGACTGTTGATTACATTCACATTTGCACTTTGAGACGGTCCATTTACCGCAAATGACACCGTTCCAATTTGATTAATTGTATTAATACCAACATTACTTGATAGTCCTCCACCGATTCTGTATTGAACAAACAAAGTCGAGTTAGAGGTTAAAGCAGCTCCCATAGCATAGTTATTTGTGTATCGACTTAAATCGAAACCCTTACCATCTCGAGCAAATTCTCTTAATTGTTCTTCGGCCGAAATATTACCACCCCCAAAAGTTAATTTACAGAAACCTTGTGGTGTATATTCAGAGATAAACTTATTCGATGTGGTTATGTATGTTCCAACTTTTATACCCGGTTGATCAGAAACTTTTGTTGGGTCTTCAACAAATACTCTGTCCTGAACTAGTGCATCCACTTCAAACCATCTTTCAGGTCCTATAGTTAAGAAATCTTGAGGATTAGGGATTGTTGAGTATTGTGTGCCAGGTTTTAACAATGCACTTGTAATACCTAATACATTTTTTTCAGGAAGAAATAGTTCCAAGTATGGTCTCACATCATTAGGTGTGATTACTCTTTTAAATACTTTTGTAATACCGTTTACAACTACCTCCCTTTTAACAATCGTATAACTCAGAAGTTTACCGCTTGAATCAAAATTAGGGATTTTTACTCTATTGGGAGATCCCTCCGCATTTATAGGTGATGCAAAATCAATATCATAAACGGTTTCAAATGGTTGACCGGCACCATTTACTTGTGATCCTCTCCTTAAAACACCACAATATCTAAGGTCTTCTCTATCTCCAAAAGCAGGTACCGTGATTGAAAAATCAACCAAAGCAACTGATGGTCTTTGTCCTGGTACTTTTAGACCATAAGTTCTCGCAATATTGAATACAGAATTTTTTTGTTGAGCAAACTGAAGTACGGTTTCCTGAATACTTCTATCGATTTGATAATTAAGATTATCAGTTACCGCCGCATTCAAATCTAACATCACAGAAAAAATACCTGCGTCGTTGAAGTTTTGAACTAAATCTGGGTAGTAAGTTCTTGTAAAATTTATAAGTTCTGTTCTTACCCCTTGGAAGTCCCTAACAGTATAGGAAATCTTTTTTTCAGCCATATACAATTAAATATTTAATATTATAAAATCTTGTGATTCGAAAGCCGAGTCTGTAATTTTATAGTCAATTTTTATTCTTGCGGTGTGTTCCAAAGTTGATATGTTTGTGACCTTAAATTCTCTTTCACCGTATTGGTTGAGTGTGTATCCTTTATTTTCTAATCCTAAAGATGCTGGTTCAACAGTAATATTTGTAACTTGTAAATTCGGCATATAAGTTGCTACAGTATCTCTAATTTCTGATTCTATATCGGAAAAAGTTGGTCCATCTAAAGGTTCAAAAATATATTCATACAACCTCGTACCAAAATCAGGTAAAAAATATCTACTACCTTTACGAGTTAATAATAGATGTACAAGATTAGATCTTATTTCACCCTCAGTAGTGTTTGTTACATCCAAATATCTTCCAGTGAATGAATCCACGAAAGGAAAAGAAATACCATAAGTAATACCATTTGACATATTACTTATAAATATAAGTCAGGCTTTTTTTAAGTAAAAAAAAAATCACTACTTTGATAGTGATTTTAATTTGAGATTTTAAGATGAACATCCAAAACATTCGAAATCAGAATTTTCAGGTCTTGGTGGTAAATTCAAATGTGAATAATCAATTTTTGGTACTTCAATACTAGGTTTTGGTTTTTCTTTTTTGGATATATCTACAGCTAAATGTTTTGCCCCTGTTGAAATCGCTTTGGTTCTAACATAGTAACAAAGAGTCTTTAAACCACTTTCCCAAGAATGAAAATGTGATGAGGTTATTTTCGATAGTGTTGGATTGGACATATAGATATTCATTGATTGTGATTGATCTATAAATGGTGCCCTATCTGCCGCCATATCAATTAATTGTTTTTGAGATATCTCCCAAATTGTTTTGTACTTAGGAATTAAATGTTCGATTCTTTTAACTTTTTTGTTATAATTCTTGTCCTCAGGATCTAAATAATTGTTGAAATTAATATTTTGAATAGACCCTTCGTTTAGAATTATTTCATTCTTGAGATCTTCACTCCAAATACCAATCTTTTCGAAATCATTAATTAGGTACTTATTAACAATCATAATTTCTCCACCAACAACTCTTCTATTGAAGATTGCTGAATGAGCCGGTTCTGTCATTTCATAAGAACCTGTAATTTTAGCTGAAGACGCCACAGGCATTTGTGCTGTAAATAATGAATTACAAACCCCATAATTTTTAACATTTTCTTTCAACTTACTCCAATCCCATAATCCTGATAGATTTGATTCATCAACACCCCACATGTCAAACTGAAATTTTCCTTGCGACATTGGTGATCCATCAAAGAAGGAATAAGGTTTGTACTTGTTATTAATACAAAGTTGATTACTTTCATAAATTGCCGCGTAATAGATTGTTTCAAATATATCACGATTAAGTTTTTTTGCATCTTCAGAGGTAAAAATATAATCCATGAGATAGAAGACATCCGCCAAACCTTGCGTACCAATAGCAATTGCCCTTTGTTCCAAACCTCCTTTTCTACCTTTATCTGTAGAATAATTGTTTATATCAACAACTTTATTCAAAGATCTTACAACTTTTCTTACTTCAGTAAAAAGTAATTCAAAATCAAATTTTCCTGATTTTATGAAATTTTTTAACACCATAGAAGAAAGTGTACAAATTGCTGTAGTTTCTTCATCAGTGTATTGGTAAATTTCATTACACAAGTTTGATTGTTTTATTACACCAATGTTTTGATGGTTGGATTTTTTGTTGGCGTTGTCTTTAGAACATAAATAAGGTACACCAGTTTCAACTTGTGATTCAATAATTTTGGTCCAAATATCTTGAGCTTTAACTTTCTTACCTAAACCCATTAATACCGCTTGATTATAAACATTTTCATATTCATCACCATAACATTCTTGTAGTGGTTTTAAACCTGACTTTTTAATGTCATTTGGGCAAAATAGATACCAGTCTGAGTTATTTTTTACCGACCTCATAAAATTGTCAGGAATCCAAAGTGCCGTAAAAAGATCTCGTGCTCTCAACTCTTCAGCCCCCGTGTTCTTTTTTATGTCCAACAAATCAAAAATATCTTTGTGCCAAGGCTCAATGTAAATTGCTGCTGAGCCAGGTCTTCGACCTTGTTGATTAAAGAATCTCAATGATTCGTTCACTATTTTTAGATATTTTAATAATCCACCTGCATATCCTCCTGAACTTGATATTCTACTTTCTTTACTACGGATATTAGACATTGATAATCCAATACCAGCGGCATCAGATGAAAAAGTTGAGATATCTGTTAGTGTGTCCAACAAACCTTTTCTTGAATCCGCATCGTTATAATGTAATACACAAGATGCCAACTGAGGAACTTTCGTGCCTGAGTTAATCATGATAGGTGTTGCCTTTGAAATCAATTGGTTTGATAATGATTGGTAGTACTCAAGGGCATCTGTAATGTTTGTAGTGACCCACAACGCAACTCTCATATACATGTGTTGTGGTCTTTCGATTACTCTACCATTAGGTTTTTTTAACAAGTACATTTCTTGTAAGGATCTCCATGCAAAATAATCAAAATTGTAATCATTATCATGATTAATTGCTGCGTCAATAGTATCTTCACCATATTCTTTGATTGTCTCAATTAATTTTTCATTAATTATACCATCACTATATAATTCAAACATAGTTTCAGAAAAACTATCTTTAGTTTCTTTGTGATATGATGAAATTGCAACAGAAGATGCTAACCTTGAGTAGTCGTGGTGGCTACCAGTGTAAGATGCCGCAATCTCGTAAACAAGTTTATCTAACTCTTTTGTGGTAACTTCACCTTCTGTGGGTACTGATGTAATTACTTTGATGAATATTTCATCTGAATTAACATTTAAACCCTTAGATGATCTTTTAACTCTGTTATAAATTTTTTGAGGATTGAATGATACTACCTCACCGTTTCTTTTGATTATTTTTAATGACATATTATTTAAATTAGAAGTCGTCTGTAAATGTTATTGTTTCGTTTAACTTAGCTTTTTGGTATTCCATGGTTCTCGATTCGAAAAAATTTCCTTTAGTTTCAACAGCAATTTGTTCCATGAACTTGAATGGTTGATCAACATTGAACTGTTTTGAGCAACCCATTTTGACAAGTAGTCCATCAACCACAAATTCAAGATATTGTTTCATAAGGTTTGAATTCATACCAATTAAAGAAACTGGTAGTGATTCAGTAATAAATTCTTTCTCAATCTCTAATGCGGATAATAAAATTTCTTTTATCTTTTTTTCAGATGGTTTATTTTCTAAATGATTATTCAACAAATGAATTGCAAAATCACAATGTAAATTTTCATCTTTGAAAATTAAGGAATTAGCGTTACACAAACCTTGCATGATACCTCTTGATTTTAACCAAAAAATTGAACAGAAAGAACCTGAAAAGAATATACCTTCGACTGCGGCAAAGGCCACTAACCTTTCAGCAAAAGAAGCTTTTTCAATCCAATCTAACGCCCACTTTGCCTTTTTTTGAACCGCCGGCAGTCTATCAATTGCGTTGAAACACTCGTCTTTTTCTTTAGGGTTACTAATGTAAGTATCAATTAATAATGAATACATCAATGAGTGAATGTTCTCCATTGCCAACTGAAAACCATAGAAGAACTTTGCTTCAGGATATTGGACTTCTCTATAGAAATTTTCTGCCAAATTTTCATTCACAATACCATCAGAAGCTGCGAAGAATGATAAAACATTTTTAACAAAATATTTTTCGTTTTCTGTTAAGTTTTCCCAATCTCTGATGTCATTAGTTAAATCTACCTCTTCGGCAGTCCAAAACGCTGCTTGGTGTTGTTTGTAATATTCCCAAATATCATTATGTTCGATAGGGAAGATGACGAACCGACCAGGATTTTCAACTAGTATTTTTTCCATTTTATTAAATTTTTTTTGTTAATTAGTTTGTGTTTCTTTTTGTTTTCTTTTTTCAAGAAGCTCTCTAACTCTTTGTCGTTGTCTTTCTTCTTTTTGCTCTTCTAAACCAAGGAAGGTCATTGAGCTTTCAGTATCAATATCAATCATAGCGTTGTCAAACTTACAATTTTCAAATACAACACCATCATCACCGATACGAGATTTAGTAATTGCAATAGTCGCCAACTTAAGTTCTTTTTGTTGTAGTGTTTTAGCCACCGATATGATGACATGACCTACTTGTGCTTTTTTGATGGATCCACCCATTTGATCTGTGGTTACCACTTCAGACGATATTGATGATCGGTTACCTTGTGTTGCGGTCCAACCAACTATATTCATCTCGTGACACATTGCTTCGAATGCTCTCATTACCGATCCCTCACTTTTCCATTCATCACCAAGATTCTTATCAGGAACAACACAGTCAATATAGTCTAATACTACCATATCAATCTTAATTCCGTCAGAAACCATTTTTCTAATTTGATTTTTAATTTGTAACATCGTCATCGTATCAGATGGAAGTTTTTTCAAAATCAACTTATTCGGCATTGAGTCTTCAATCTCTTTTACTTTAGCCATGACCTCATCCTTTTTTTCTGACAAATCGTCAGGATGTATTTTGGTCCAAAGGGTAAAGTGTTTTCTTTGGATTACCTTTGAGTTATCCTCAAAAAAGATTTGAAGGACATTAAAACCAAGATTAAATGCGTGATTTGCCATCTTAGTTAAAATTGTTGACTTACCAACACCCGTAGGAGCTAAGATAACGCCAATTTCTCCTTTTGCCAAACCTCCTTTCAATAATCTGTCGATACCTGGTATACCCATTGGGACAGGGTGTCTATAGTCCTCTTCAAGAACTTGATCGAGGTTTGAGAATACATCCAATATTGATGTATCTTTTGATCCCACTTGAAGTGCGGTTTTTACCATTTCTT